GCTGTTGTTGTTTATAAGCGCGTGCGCATAAGCAAAAGCAGATTTGGAAGTTTTGGCGAAGTGTTTACCGCTCACACCCGATAAAGTATCACTTTAATACGATTATTTTTGCAGAAAGTTAAAGCAAGAATAGTTTATGAACGAATTACAAGAAAAGATTTTAGCACTACTTGTAGCAAAGTTTCAAGGCGTGCGCAAAGACGGGTTACAACATTTGGCAGCCGCTATCGGCTTACAAGTAACAACCGAAGAAGAAGCTAACCAAGTCGTAGATAAACTTACCGCCGACAAAGTTAGCGCATTTGTAACGGAGTGGCGGCGTACTGCCGACGCGGAGATTAGCAAGGCTAACCAAACCTACGAAAACAGCCTTAAAGAAAAGTATGATTTCGTGGAGAAAGGAAAGCCGACACCTCCGACCGGACAGCCGACACCAACCGAAGGAGCAGGCGGAGCGGTGACGCTTGACGCGATTAGCAAACTTATCGATGACAAGTTAAAGGGCGTACAAGACAGTATTACCACACTTAACGCCGATAAGGTGGCAGACTCGCGACGTAAACTATTTGTAGCCAAGTTGGACGAAGCCAAGGTAGAGGGAAGACAACGGGAAATGATGTTGCGCAACTTCGACCGTATCAACACCTTTGCCAACGACGAAGATTTCAACAGCTACCTAACCGAAGCGCAAGGCGACATCGCAGCTTTGCAGCAGGAACGCGCAGACCAAGGACTGCAAGGACACGAAAAACCCATATTTGGAGCCGTGAACAAAGAAGGGATTAGTAGCGGAGTTGCAGAGTTCATCAAGGAGCGCACAGAGAGCAAAACCCTAACGGGTAAAGAAGTCTAACTTAAAATTGCATCAAAATGGGTTTGAGAATTGACCGCAAGAAAGATGAGCGTGTAGTACACGCTTGTACGCATAATTTGGCGGACATTCCGAACGGTGTAACCGTTTGTTCCGCAGACCTTATCCCCGGTGGGATATTGAGGGAAGGCACAGCCATCGGAAAGGGCGAAGCCGGGCTTTACCACGTCATTAAGACGGCGAAAGTTACGGAAGCTGCCAATAATTCCGCTACCGCCTATAAGGTAGAGAAAGGGCATCACTTCAAAAAGGGCGATTTCGTGATGCTGAAAGTTGGCGCGAAGGCTTACGCTATTACCGCCATTGACACATCCGAAGCGACCTACGACACCATTACCGTAGGAACTACGCTCGGCGAAGCCGTGAACGTTGGCGACGCACTTGTACAGGCATCAGCGCAAAGCGCAAGCACGACAAGCGCGTTTAAGTATGCCCCGAAAGCCTTAGTAGGCGACAGCTACGAAGTGAAAGCACTTGATAACCACCTCGTAGTAGCGGTTACTATTGGGCAGTTCAAAGAGAGTGTTATCCCGGCACAGAGCGGCGACATTAAAGCCGCGCTTCCCGGAATTGTTTTAATTTAATTCGCAGTAGGTTATGATAGGAACTTTAATGCGCGGGCTTGTAGAGAAAGACATGCAAGCCGTCGTAAATTCTTACGACTTGAAGCCCTACTACTACCCTACGCTTTTCCCGTTGAAAGAAACCTATACTTTGACGTGGAAGGCATTGGAAACGCAGGTAGGGTTAAAGATAGCCGCCGATTTGGTAGCGCGTGGCGCAAGCGTTGATAAAAAGACGCGCGAAGCTATTGCCCGTATTCAAGGAGATATCCCCAAGATTGCGGTAAAGCGCACCAAGAACGACGAAGAACTGAACGAGTACGACATCATGGTAGCCATGACTTCACAGAACCCGGATTTACGCCGGTTGGTTGAAGCGTGGGCAGAAGATACCGACTTTTGCTGGACAGCCGTAGCCGCACGTTTGGAATGGATGGCGTTGCAGTCTATCTCTTTGGGAAAGATTACGCTTACCAACACCAACAACGTATCGGCTATCAGTGAATACGACGTAGATTACCAATTACCGGCAGACCAAAAGGTAGGCTTCCAAACAGGCTCGGCAAATTGGGCTACTTCGGCTTCGGCTAAGCCTATTACCAAAGACTTCAAGGCAGTAGTTAGAGCCGCCAAGAAGAAAGGGCATAACTTGAAGTTTGCCTTTATGTCGCTTGACACTTTCGCAACCTTCACAGAGTGCGAAGAAGTGCAGAAGATTTGCGCATCGTTCGCGGCTAACGCTTTGGGTATTCAGCAAACGCCGAGCGTTGAGCAAGTAAATACCGCTTTGCGCGGTTTGTCTTACTTGCGCGGCTTGCAGGTGGTAGTTATTGACCAAGATATTACTATCGAGCTTGAAGACGGTAGCCGACCGTTCAGCGGCAACCCGTTTACCGAGAACGTAGTAATGTTCAGCGAAAGCAAGGTTTTGGGCAATACCTATTGGAAGAAACCGGCAGACATGAACGTACAAGGCTCGGTAGCTATAAAGGCTTTGAACGGGCATACGCTTATCAAGAAGTTTGCGAACGAAGAACCGTTGGAGGAAGTAACAATGGGTATTGCTAACGCTTTCCCGGCGTGGCTTACTTCTTCGCGCTCGTGGTTGATGAGTACCGATAATTCAAGTTGGAATCACTAACTAAAAGCCGGGAGGTAGCAAAAGCCGCCTTCCGGCATAATCCGTTTAGCTTATGACATACAAAGAATGGTTTACCCGTACCGTTTCACGCTTTGGCGTTGAGGGCGGAGATATAGAACTGATATTAGCCAACCAACAGGGGTTAATCCCGGACGCAGAAGCGGAAGTAGATATTACGACCGCCAAACGTGCGCTTTGTGCTGAGTTCGGCTCTATTATTCCGCTTGCCAACGTGAGCGAAGGCGGTTATTCGCTTTCGTGGAATTGGGAAGCCATCAAGTTTTGGTATAATCAGACTTGCGGCGAATTGGGCATTACGCCGGTTAATACGCCGAAAGTCAGAAACAGAAGTAACAGATGGTAACAAGCGTAGTAAACAACCAATACCCACACTATCTCTACAAGCGGACTACCGGCGGCGAAGCCGTGCAGAACGCTAACGGGAGTTGGGAAACGACCGAAAGCGCATGGGCTTTTCATAGCAAATGCAGGGAGGAAACCAACGGGAAGGGTACGCAGATAAATACTGCAAGCGGAAAGTTTGTTACGTTTTCTTCGCTTGTTCAAATTCCGGTAGGAGTTGAGCGCATACCCGAAGGGGTGGAAATAGCGGTAACGGAAGAACCGTTAGAGCCGTCGGCGTTGCTTGACCAAACGGTTATGGAAGAAGCTAAGATTTCGGGATTAGTTAGGGTTTCCGGCGAATGCTTGAAATTCGATAAGGGGCGGTTACATTGTAGGCTATGGGTGTAAAGGCTAAATTCAAAGGCAGTATAGACAACGTTCTAAAAGCGTTCCTTAACGAAGTGGAAAGGCAGATAATCGAAAGCCTTTGCCGCGTCGGAGAGGAAGCCGTATCGCTTGCAAGAAGACCTCACGCCAAAGACTGGCAAGACCAAACGGGCAACTTGCGTTCTTCCGTTGGTTACGTGGTATTCAAAGACGGTGTGCAAATACGACAAAGCGCATTTGAGACCGTACCACCGAAAGTAAACCGGGAAGGAACAAAGTTTACCGGGGCAAAAGAGGGGTTGAGATTGGCGCAGGAGGTAGGAAGCAGCCACAAAGAAGGCTATACGCTTGTTGTGGTAGCAGGTATGAACTACGCCGTACACGTTGAAAGCAAAGGGCGTGATGTCCTTACATCAGCCGAGAAACAAGCCGAAAAACTAATAGCAAGAGAGTTAGCAGACTTGATTACAAACATTAAAAATGCGTTCAAGTAATGAAGAAGTGCAGCAGTATAGATACCGACGATATTCTGTATAAGATTATTGCGGAAGGCGTTAAAGCCGGGAAAATAAAGGTTTCCGGCATTGTATGCCCCCAAGACGAACGCCCGGACAACAGCGAAACCGAAGATATTGTAATTAACACTATCACGGTAACGCACGACAAGCCGCAAAGCGGAACTTCTAACGTGAACATTTACGTTTCAGACAAGAAAGTAAAGATACGCGGACGGGAGCAACGCAAGGCATGCCGGGAACGGCTACGGGAAATTGGCGACGCTGTTGTAGCTTATTTGGAAGCGCAGAACATAGCCGACCTCGAATTTTGGATAGAGAGCGACATAGTAGTTAAAGAACAACAGGTTTACCAGCACTACCGCAACTTGCGTATAGGTTGGAACATTCATTAAAAATTAAACGATATGGCATCATTAGTTACATTGGGACTTTCCAAGATATTGGGCAAGCAAGGCGAACCCACTAAGTTGGACTTCGTAGAAACAGACTACAAGGTTTTCGGCTTGACTTACGAAGATACCTGCAAAATGTCGCAGGAAGACCCGGAAACGACCGAGTTCTACGCCGAGGAAGAAGATGATCCGGTAGAAACGGTAGAGAAGCAAGGTAAGATTACCTTCACGTTCTCAATCATGAACCCGGATTTAGACACGCTTAAACGCTTGTTTGGCGGCGAAGTAGCATCCGACGTTTGGAGTTACCCGGACGTTGTAAGTTCGGTTGAGGAATCCGTTATAATCATTCCGCGTAAAGGCTTGAAATTCCAAGTTCCGCGAATGAAGCTGACTTCAAAAATTAACGGAGAGTTCAGCAAGAAAGGGCTGCTTCTTATTGAAGTAACCGGTACAGTAATGAAACCGAAAACGACCGGATTAAAGAAAATGGCAGTAGGTAAGTTAGCTACTACTTAGACCAAACAAACAGGGTCTTAAACCTATTTGTCCGTTTGAATTAAACGAGTTCTAACCGGAAAGACCCGCTACTTTGTTCCGGGTCTTTCTTCATTTAACAGAGTATGGACGAAAAAGAAAAATTGGATAACCTAACACGCGAGCAGAACGAGTTAAGGCAGATGATAAACAGCGGCGTAACGTTTGACGTGGATATAACCTACAAGAAACGCAAGCCGGGATTATTGGGCTTTATTCGGAAACGCGAAAAGGTAACGGAAAAGAAAGTTTTCCGGGTTGCAGAACCTACGCTATCGACGCTTGACAGGCTTAGCGCGTTGTGGCTTGAAATGACCATAGACGAAACGAAGCTAAAAGACGCTGATTATTTGTGTGCAGCTAAGAAGTTGGCGGTAAAGGAAGCGAAAAAACTTGCAAAGGTGGTAGCGGTGGCTGTGTTGGGCGAAGAATACTACGACGTGACAGAAAGCGGCGGTTACTTCACTCGAAAGCCTAACGAACAGCGTTTGAATAGGCTTGCTTCATTGTTTGAGCATACCGTAACACCCTCGCAGCTTCTTACGCTTGCCATTCTGATAACCAATGTAAGCAACTTGGGGGATTTTATAAACTCTATAAGATTGATGAGCGCAACACGCACAAGCGACCCGATGACAAGTCTTATAGAGCAACAGGGCTAAAAAGTCCACACGGACGGCGTGGCTCGGTGTGTGCGCACTTCGGCTGGACGTTGGACTACCTTCTACACGGTATTCCGTGGGGAACGGTACAGAGAATGTTAATAGACGCGCCCGGCGTTGAGGACGAAGACACTACGAAGAACGATACCGAAATAGTGCTTACGGACGATAACGCGGACGAAGTAATGAAACTAATAAACAACTTGAATAGATGAACATACAAGGCGGCGGTTTGTCTTTTGACATTTCGGGAACAAACAGGGAACTGCTCCGGGTGCTTGAAGAAAGCAAAAGGGCTATACAGCAGTTCAGCACGTCGGCGGTGCAGAACGGCAAAGGGATAGATAAAGCATTTGAAGCTACCGCAGCCGTGATAAATTCGGGGTTTGCCACGATAGACCGTATTTTTGAGGAAAACAAAGCGGCTTTGAAAGACCTGCAAGCACAATACGAGGAATTGGGGCAGAAAGCCGGTAAAGCGTTTACGGAAGGACGCGATGAAGAATATAGGGCAATGGCGGCACAGCAAGCCACGTTAAAAAGCGAGATAAACCTGCGTCAGCAAGTAATCAGCGAAGCGGAAAAGCAAGCCGACGCGCTGATGAAAGAGGAACAGGAATTGAACAAACAACGTGAAGCAGCCGAAAGGAGCGCGAGGGCGCAACAGTCCTTAGAAGTTCAGCTACGCCGATGCCGGGAAGCATTGGTAGCGATGGAAGCGGAAGGCAAACGAGGTACGGCGGAGTTCCGGGAAATGCAGGAAGAAGCCGCGCGTTTGGCTAAGGCGTGGAAAGACGCTACCGACCAATCCAACATTTTAGCGCACGACCAAAGAGGAATGCAGGGACTTATTAGCGGTCTTTCCGGTTTGTCCGGTGGGTTTGCAGCGGCACAAGGCGCGGCAAGCCTGTTTATAGGTGAAAACGAAAACTTACAGAAAGTAATGCTTAAAGTGCAGAGCCTTATGAGCATTACAATAGGTTTACAGCAGGTGGAACAAATGCTGAACAAGGATAGCGCGTTTAGGCTTGTAACAGTAGCCAAGGCAAAAGACTTGCTAACAGCGGCAAACGTTCGGCTTGCGGCGGCTTTGCACATATCCAACACAGCGGCGGCAGCATTGATGGCTACGCTTACTTTGGGGCTTTCCGTGGCAATTACCGCCCTAATCGTGGCTCTTACCCGGATGCAGAGCAAACAAGCGGAAGCCAAAAAACAGGCGGAAGAATTTAATAACAAGGTTTCGGAAGCAGCAGCAGAACCCGTAACGGCTTACCGGATGTTGCAGGCGGAATGGTTAAGCCTTACCGGGGCTTTGAAAGAGCGCGAAAAGTGGGTACAGGATAACGCCGACAAATTCGAGGATTTAGGCTACTCCGTGCGCAACGCGAAGGAAGCGGAAGAATTGTTAGTTACCAACAGCGCGAAGTTTGTAGAAGCAATGATGTTGCGAGCAAAGGCGACAGCAACAAGCGAATTAGCCGTAGAGAAATACAAAAAAGTCATTGAAGCGCAGAACAAGTTAGACACCACGCCAAAGGCTTATGTATCAAAGAAAGGCACTTATACGGACGGCTACGGAGTTAAACGCGAAGGTGTTGTTTTGGAGAAAAGCAGTAATTGGAAAGAAGCGGAAGAAGAATTGCAAAAAGCCGAAGAAGCATACGACCGGCTTGTAAACCAACAAATCAAATTCACGCAACAGGAAAAAGAGATATTAGCATCCATCGGCAACCAAACGGGGAAGGTGGTAGCCGGGAGCGTGGAAGCTGCAGAAAAGGAACTTTCGCGTTTGCAGGAACTATATAAGAAAGCGGCTACCGACACAGAACGCGCGGACATTGCCAAACAAATAGCCGAACAACAAAAGGAGTTGAACCGTATCAGCTATAACAGCGGAGGGAACAAAAGCGGAGGTAAAGAAGATACTGACCCGTTCGCAGAACAACTGAACGAGCGAAAGGCACTTTATTCCAAGTACCTAAAATGGGTAACAAGTTCCGACGAAACGGTACGCAAGGCGGCTAATACGGAGTTTGCCGCGTTACTTCAAGAAGGGACAAGCTACCTCGACTATTTGGAGAACATACGCGATGAGATTTCAAGCAAGACGAACAAAACGGCTACCGACTTGAAGAACATAGCCACATTAAACAACGAAATAGCAAACGCAACGAAGGAAGCCGTTATTTCGGATTTTGACGCGCAGCTACAAAGGGAACTTTCTATGTGCCAAACCGTAAGCGAACAATTAGCATTGATAGAACGCCGGAGGGAAGAACTGAGCGGCGACAATTCGGACGTAGATAACGCGAAGGCGGATATTTTGGACGTTGCGGAAGAAGACACAAAGGCAAAGGCTAAGCAGGAAACGCGCGAATTGTTACAGGAATACGCAAGCTATGTACAGGAAAAATTAGAGTTTGAAGAAAGCTACGCCCGGAAGCGTGAACTTCTAAGCAAGTCTGCGGCGGAAGCAAGCAACGAACAGGAGAGAAAAGCCGCAGAAGCAGCGTTAGCCGCATTGGAAAAGCAACGGAAGGAATACGAAAGCCGGAGCGGAAGCGAACAATACGACCAGCTTTTAACCGAATACCAAAGTTACCAAGAGAAACAAACGGCGATTTTGCAGAAATATGCCGAGCAACGCGCAGAAGCGGAAAAGCAGGGCAATTTATCCATGATTACGCAGATAAACGCCAAGGAGCAGGAAGAATTAAGCAAACTTGCAGCTTCACGGCTTATGGCTACGGAAAGTTGGAATCAGTTGTTTAGCGACCTTTCCCGGCTAAGCACAAGCACGATAAACAAACTTCTTGAAGACATCAACAACAAGAAGATAACATTTTCCACGCAGTTTAACCCGGCAGACCTAAAAGCCATAAACGACCAATTAGAGAAAGCCCGTAACGAGTTGGAAAACCGTAATCCGTTTTTGGCGTTAAAAAACAGCCTTTCGGAACTTCGGGCAGCTATGAACGCCGAAAAGCTATTAGACAGCGATGACCCGTTTGTAAAGTCATTGCAGGATAAGAAGCAGCAGTACGAGCAATATGCAGAAGCGATAAGCAGCACTGACGAAATTTTAGCCGGTGCAGCAAAAACGGCATACGCCGACCTTCTTAAAGAAGGCTCATCGTACATTGATATGTTGCGCCGGAAAATTGCGGAACTTGAAAACGTAAAACTTACCGTAGGGCTTGAAGTTGAGGGAGAAGAACAATTAGCCGTATTGAAAGCCGCACTCAACAAGGAAACAGGAGAAACAAAGAGTGTAGGCGAAGCGTTCAAAAGCACGTTTAGCGATATTGGAAGTAGCGTAAACTTTGTTTCCGGTGCATTTGACAGCGTGGTAAGCGGAATAAAGAATATGGGTATTTCCATGAGCGAGGAAACACAAGCGATATTGGGCGACATTGGCGGCATTATGCAAGGAGCTGGGCAGTTAGCCACAGGAATAGCAACCGGCAACCCGTTGGGGATTATTCAAGGCTCTATCGGCTTGCTTTCTTCTGCTTTCGATTTGTTCAACTTCCGGGACAGGAAAGCGGAAAAATCCATAAAGCGGCATCAAGAAGCAGTTACAAAGTTGGGGTACGCCTACAACGCATTGGAACACGCCGTAGATAACGCTTTGGGCGAAACGGTCTATCAGAACCAAACGGCTATGATTGAGAACCTACGCCAACAGCAGAATGAAATAAACGGCATGATCAGGGACGAAGAAAGCAAAAAGGACACCGATTGGGGCAGGATTGATGAATGGAAAGAGCAATACGCCGAAATAGGGCGGCAGATTGAAGATATAATAGCCGAGATTACGCAGAGCATTACACAGACTTCCGCGCCGGAACTTGCCGACCAATTAGCGGACGCGCTTGTAGAAGCGTTCGAGAATGGGGAAAGCGCGGCGGAATCTTTCGGAGAAGTAGCCAATGACGTAATTAAGAATGCCGTAAAAAACGCATTGGCTTTGCAGTTTTTGGAAGAACCGTTACAAAGGGCTATTAAGCAGCTTCAAAAAGATATGGGCTTTGACGAAGAAGGGAACGGTACGTTTGACGGCTTGACAGAAGCAGAGCAAGCAAGGTTTAAGGCAGCAATACAAGCCGCCGGGCGAAACTTTGAGCAAGCCATGAACATGTACAAAGACCTTTTCGAGCAAATAGAAGACGAAGGCGACCCGACAACCCTAAGCGGTGCTTACGCTACGGCGAGCCAAGAAAGCATAGACCTGTTAGCAGGACAGACAAACGCGGTAAGGCAGAACCAAGTAACGAGCATTGCACTCATACGCGAACAACTTACATACCTTGCGAGCATGGACAGGGGTATAAGCGTGATAGCGGAAAGGTTGCTGCGGATTATAAACAGGCTTTCAACGCCTACCGATGATGGATTACGCTCACAGGGCATAACGGACTACTAAAAGGATAAGTTATGGAATTTCAACAGCTAAAAAAAAGGCTTGCGGAAGAAGCCAAGGCGAACGGGATTTGCGAAGAATGGTACAATCACATTCTAAACGCGCCTTCAAAAGAACGGCTTTTGACGCTCTTTGTGAAGGGGTTGGACTTTTGCCTAAAAAACGAATTTACGGATGATTTATGGGCAGAATTTCAAGGAATGCGCCAGCACTACGGCGTATTCAAGAACGAACCTATCGAAGTAAAAGACTTGCGTAACGTTGTTGCTTTCGGGACTTCGGAAGGCACAGCAGAATTTACGGGTTTTCACGTAGCGCAGATATGGGCACGTGATAACGTAAAAATCAGCATTAAGGCAAGCGGTTACGCTTATATCACGGTTGATATAGCAGACCGGGCAGAAGTAGAGATAACAGCAAGCGACGCGGCGCGTGTAAGTGTATTCCTTCACGGCGGAAACTACACGGGAAGCACGACCGACAACGCACGGATTAAAGTAATCGATAAACGTAACTAATTATGGCATTAGAACAAAATTTGATATTGAACATACCGTTTGACGAAGCCAACGGCTCGCAAACAGCCTACGACTTCGCACAGAACCGCCATGACGCAACGGTAATAGAAAGCAGTTTTGTAACCGGGAAGCAAGGTAATTGCATCCATTTCGACGGCAAAGGACGCGCCGAAATAGATAGTAATATAGTAACGCTTTCGGGAAACTTCACTATCCTCGCATGGCTAAAAAGCATCCTTTTTGAAGACGGCTTTACAGGAACGCGGATAGGTTTGTTTTGCAACACAGACCAAACCGAAAACGGCTACCGGGAAGCATGGATAGACATAGAGCCGGGAAGTTGGGGCTACTTTGTCATACGGAAAGCAGGAAACCAAGTTAGGCTGTACTTAGATACGCAGCTTATAGAAACGGTGGTACTTCCTTCCACGCTAACGGGAATTGCGTTGGTGCAAGACGTTTATAGTACAGGCTACGGCTTCGGGGATTTGGACGAACTGAAAATATACAATGTTGCGTTAAGTGAAGCCGAAATAGCGGAAGAACTAAACAGCATTTCGCAGCTTGAATACTTTTTGAACGGTGTAAACTTCAAAGAGTTTGACCTGCATGTAGAAAGTTCTACCGGAGTGCTTGACCTTCCGAAGTTAAAAACGCCTGCTTCCGTGGATTGGGCAGACTATCACGGCAAGGTTATAGACTTGACAGCAAAGCGATACCAAGAAAGGGAAATAACGTTGAACTGTTGGCTAAGGGCAACCGGAAAGATGGACTTCACGGAGCGCGTAAACAGACTGTACGAGCATTTCAGACAAGACGGAACGCAACGGCTTATGATTTCAATACACCCGACCAAGCCGTTAGTTTTTGAGGTATATTGCGAAGACGGGGTAGCACCCTCGAAGCGTTGGCACGATGATAAGATGATAGGAACTTTCGCTTTGAAGTTGAAAGAACCCGACCCGGTTAAACGGGTGGTAAGGCATCAGCGGCTGAACGCTTCAAACGCGGAACTTACGATAGAGTTCAAAAGCGACAAGATGGTTAATGTCTATTGGGGGGACGGCACG